ACTACTCATCATTGATCCCATTTACAGTGGCCACATGCACAAGGCATCTCTGCGGCGATAAATTCGTCTATTTGTTCTTCGGTATACCCAAAGATACGTCCAAATAGTCGGCTGCGTTCTTCTTGAGAGCGCACTAGTACATCAGGACGGCGTAGTAGTAGGCGGTGTACCGCAGCTACGTCGTGGTTTTCCCTTAGGTAGAATGCCGTCTCGTCGTCGTTGATCTTCTCTGCGATCAGTGCGTCACCGTGCAACTTACCCACACTAACGCGTAAGTCCTCCGCTGCACGACGTAGTGCTGTGTTGAATTGTTCTGGTTGCTTCTTCTTGTGAATCGTACAGATCAGCTTCTTACCCTCTAGTACAAGGGCTAACTCGGAGCCTTCATGTGTTGCTATTGATTTTTCTGCATCTTCTTCTACCTCATGCATGAATTTCACAATTTCTGTCTCAGTAAGCCTCGGATTTATCCTTACGTCTATATATTTTGTTGCACTTCGTAAGTTCAATAGATCATCCAGAAATTTTACAGTAACCTTCCAGCATACTTGACCATCTTTACACACGATCTCAACGTCATTCCCCGTGCAGCCAGTCATGCGTAGTGCTTTTACTAATCGGTTTAAACGCATATATGTTTCTTCTAATTTAATTTCGCTACTCATGTGCAGTTCTCACCGTGAGCCACTTTTATAATGGTCAGTTGTACTTCTAATTCAGTTTTGTCAATCGATACTGTTGCGCCAGCACCGTCTATTGGTAAGTATGTACCACCACCCATATTTTTCGCTAGTGATACGTACCAATATACACCATCAATCTCATTGCGTTCGAGGGTGACTTTTACTAGTTTGAAGGTGTCAGATACACCCTCAGCCACTTTGCGATACTTACGTAACGTTGCTTCTAAATTTTCGACTTCCATCACACCACCATCAACTCTGGGTGTTCCGCGTCAATCGCGTTAATGAGTTTGATTAACTCGTCTTTACTTACCTCGCCCGCAACTGTTCCATACAGTTCTTCGCTTCTAATGTAATCCATTACTGCGCGGATAAGGTCTGCATCGTCCATACCGTTTTCTTCACGTACCTGATCCAACGCACAGGCCACGTCTTCATAGTTTTCTAGCTCATCCATTTTCGATCACCTCTCTGATCTGTTTGTTTGATAGGTACTTAGGATCTTTGTCACTCGTTAGTACAATAACTTCTGTGACAAGTCCAAGACTTCTTCTAATAGCGGCAGCTCCTCGCTGTCCCGCTCCATCAGGATCAAGCCAAACGTACACTCGCTCAGCTTTAACACATGCAGCCATTGTGGCTGGTTGGAGTTTAGTCCCAAGTAGAGATATTGCTCTGTATTGTTCCCCAACCCTCGCCGCTGACAATAGGTCTTCAGTGAGGACAACTTGAACAGCAGACTTTCCAAACTCAGCGCATACTCGAGCTGGTGAGCTGGCAGGCTGTATGTACTTTGGTCTCTGACCTGCAAGAAGTGCTCTGCATTGAACCCACTGTAGCTTACTGGTTGGATCTCCAGAAGTTTCAAATACCGGAAATACAACCCGTCTAAGGCTTTCTGAATAACCAATCCCAAGTTTTCGCCACCTCGGCTCATTAATTCCTGCCTTGTAAAGCCACAGGCGTCCTTCCAAGGGTATTTCTGTTGTAAAGTCATGTGGTAGCTCCACTTCGAACGTTTCGGCCTCAGCGGCCTCGTTAAGAGCTCTTAGAGCCTCAAGCTCCGCAAGCGTTTGTTTTCCCTTGCTAATAAACGGAGAGTACCCGCAAGCAAAGCAGTAACCAGAATAGCCTCCCATCGAATGGCTTACCATCATGGCATTTGTACTGGTTCCCTCACCACATTGTGGGCAGTCACACCTTGTCTTGTGTCCCAACGGTAGTGAGCGTGCTAGATCTTCCCAAGTCATGGTTTAACTCGCAACCACCGTACATTGACGGATTGAATTTATTTGGTTTAGTATCGGCTGACATATTTTGGTCTGCCAGTGTCGCTGCTATTCGAGCTTCACACTCTGCGTAGTCTAGCTCTAGGATCTCAGTGATGTCACTGCTACCCGCTTCTTGTAACTTCTTCACAAAGTTACCTACGTCTTCGGGTGTTACTACTTTCTCTTCTTGATCATTAAACATTGTTTGTTAAACCTATATTTAATCGTAATGATTAAAGTTAATTACTCTTATTTCATAAGGTTATTTACTCGAAAGTTGAGTGTTCGATCAGAACTCCTGACTTGAGTCCTTTATATATGTGACCCTAAACTCAGAATTCTGTAAGTTGTTGATTTATAAGCAAAAACTGGGTTAAGCTAATTTTACTCATTAGTTAGGATACTCGGTTGAATACCCTAAGTAATGCCCACTCAGCGAGCGGGACATACATCACCGTGCTTAGAACATCACTCGTCGCCGTCTAAGCCCGATAAATCAGTTTCTGGTACATCGGTAGCGGCTGGTGCTGGCACGTCGTCAGAGGGCTTAGCGCGCTCCTGGGCGTCAGCTATAGCTGCATCGAAATCACCAGCGTCAATAGCAGACTGAAGAATCTTGGTGTACTCTTCAACTTGCTCTGCTGTTGCGTTAACACGAGTAGCACCTTTTGCAATGGCATCGAGTGCAATTGATACCTTACCTAGGCGGAGTACTAGTGCTTTTGAACCGTCATCTGCGGCCTTACGGTTACCGTCACGGATGAGTACACGGCTGCGTGCTTCCTCTACAGTGAGTTCATGTACAGGCTTTTGGTTCTTTGGTGCGTGGTTGTTTGCAGCGGCTGCTGCGGCTAAAGTTGATAAGGACATTATGTCCCTCCTTTGGTTAATAAACTATTAAGTTTTGGATAAATTGTTTTGGCGTTTGGTATTCGTACTGGTACGTAGCTGCTAGCACTTCGAATGTGTCTTGTTTCTGGACGTACAATCGCGTGCACAGTTCGCCCCGTACGTTAGTCTCTACAGCTACCGTCACTAGTTCACCCTTGAATTGAGGGTAACGTTTGAGTAACTCTTTCTTCACCTGTTTCCGGAACTTACCAAATTCAACCTGTAAGCGATTCACGCGACACCCCCATTGATACCTTGGTGTTGATGATCATACGATCCAGGATTGAGTAGATCTTACCTACACCGCGTGTCACTAGCTCAGATTCAGCGTGCTTGTTACGGTTTCGGATGATTTTTCGTTGAGTTTTCGTTAGCTTGTAAGCCATTATTTGTTCTCCAGTAGCTTTTCGATTGCATCAAGATTTTCTTTGTCGTTTTTTGCGCTGCTCGCCAACGCGCCCGCTAAGTTCACCACAGCATCTTCGAAGACTTCTATAGCAGCTTGTAACTTAAGGTCTGCTTTAATTGTCCCTGCCGGTGTGTCACCCACCCTTCGTGTTTTTAACTTACCAGTTGCCCAGAATACCCGAGGGTGGATATTAGTGGATTGGATGACGCCACCACCGCGTATGTGTACTAGATTCTTTAGTGTCTCCGCCACGCCGGTTTTCATTGCATACTGGTCTTTCAGCTCTTCGTACTTACTCATCGTCCGAGTACCTTCACATAAGATTTTGCTGGGTTGATTGCACGTCGAGTCACAATACGTGGGTTGGCGTTGCTACGTTGTCGCCAGTTGTCCGTCGTTGTACTTGCCGAATGGTCAGTGTGGAAGTAACCACCTTTAGTGGCTATACCAAATCTGTGACCTAGTTTGTTATTTTCAGCGGCTGGTGCTGACACTTGATGGTTCTGTACTAGTTCTTCTCGAATAGCCATGTGGCCTCCTAGTTAATAAATGTTGAATCGTTCACGCCACTCGTTGGCAACGTGTAAGCATAAGTCACGGCGTAAGTCTGCATAGTGACAGTCTGTCCACAGAAAACTTTTGTTATAGTACTCACCGTTTGACGCCGGTACCGGGTAACCTGTACAACCGCTGTAGAATTCCCACGTTCTAAAGGCTTCCCGTAAGCAGTCATATAAACCGCCCTCTAAGTATCTACCGGCCCAAAGGTTGTTACAGATACCTCTAGCTGGGTTGTATGGTTCTTTTAAACCCAATCCTACGTCTTCAAGATGCTCAATCATCTTCTCTAACTGATTGTTACTATACCCAGCTAGGTAAATCGCTTTCGTTGTCAGTTTCTTCATGATCTCCCTCGGCTAAACGCCTTTCTCTTATGTACTCTGTGTCACGCACAATGAATTGGTTACAAAGTTTTATCACACGTATGTATCGTTTAGCCTGTGATTCAGAACATCTCATGTAGTCCTGTACAGACTGTCTGGTTATTACATTAAGAGCCTTGTAGATCGGGATCAGGGAGGCTGCGCTTACTATTTCGCGCGTGCCAGCGGGTTTGTCCGCATGGAATGCCCTTACAAGGCCCGTAAACATGTCTAGGAGCCGGTTTTGGAGCTCATGGGTGTCATCCCACAGGATGTTATGAACATCGGCTCCTTCGGCTTCATATCTAAAAATAAAAGGGTTGGCGACCACAACTGGTTTGCGGCCACCAATACCCTTACGGTTGGTTGGATTGGTCGACGAATACGGGGTGTCCTCTATGATCCCCACTGAAATATCCGTCACCGCTGGCCCGGGCCTTGCAGAGTGCTTTGACGAAGGCTTCTGCCCTCTACGCCTCCTCGTTATCTTCTTCAGTGGCATCTGTATCGTCGCCCTGTTCTTCGTCATCGGCGTCTTCGGCAGCTTCTCGAGCCTTCAACCAGTCTTTATAATGGTTTAGGAAGTCCTCATGGCATCGAGTACCGTCACCAACCCACACTGTATGCTCCCAGTAACATTCTGCAAATTGAGGCTCACCGTCGACTATATCTACTACCGCATCCCATACGTCGTTTTCGTACACAGGTAGATCATGCCCGTATGCTGTCACAAATTTTGCTTCTATGCAATGATTACAAACTTCCCCATGATATGCTGTTTCTTGCATGACCGATTCAAGGGTTCGTCGGTCACAGCGGGAGCAGTACATTCCGCCGATTAACCCATCTGTATTTGAAGTGTCAAATTCACCGTCGTTATTGAGCTCTAAATGGTCTTCGTGTACATCCACGTTACCCACTGTATCTTGGTATGGGCACATGTAGAAGCCATCTTTCTCTATCTTGGCAATCTTACATCCATTTAAGTTCCCGCGTACCCAACCGACATCCTCTAACAGCTTATGCAATAATCCAGTAAACCCGTAGCCACCGATGTATTGCTTTATACCATCGTTACGTACTAACGTACGGGCTTTAATTTTACCGTCTACCTCTAAGTAGGCTACCTTTACTCCACCCTCGCGACCGTCGTAGACCGCTACGGAATCACTTTTAGTCATGCAGGAATGTGGCCCATTCTGGTACACATGCAGAGCTTCCTCACCGTTACTGGTAAATTTAACTTCTGCACCTAGTAGCGCTTCACGCTTGGCCTTCCAAAGCCCGGATAACTCACGAGCAGCGTCTTCATCTCCAGTTACTTTACTAATAAGCTTACCGAGCTTCATCTGGCGGCGTAGTGTATTTTCTTTATTGTGCTCGGTTGGTCTGTGGGTTATGTAATCAGCTAACCCCGAGTCTAAGTCTAGTCCCACTAGACCATGTGGTATACCAATATCGTCGAACAGTTCTCTTACCAGATCATTAGTACATGTGTAGTTCCAGTCAAGTTCCACACCTTCAATAGTGTGGTATTGTAGATTAGTGTCAGTGCTAACCTTTACTGATTCTTTATACTTTTCCATGACGTACTCCTAGCTGAAGATGTAAGTAGATTGTAGGGCTTCGGTCGCGCGGTAGTCCCCGTCGAATTCTGGTGTAGGCTGACCGAGGTTATCACACAGGTTAGCCAATGCGTCATACGCGTGAACTGCTACGAACTGCTCACGAATAACACGAGCTGTATCGTAGAAGTCAGCAGCATGAGAACCGATTGAATCATGCACAGTCACTAGGTCATGATCACAACCATTCACGATCATACGTAAGTGGGCAGCATCAATGCTGTGGATCAGGTTCGGTGACATCGCACACTCAGTCTTAACTGTATCAATAGGAGCTTTACCACGACCGCGTACTCGGATCGCGTGAGCACCTTGACGTACTCGGAATAGCTCTTCCTGACGATATTCAGTCGATGCAATGAATCCATCCGCAGTTTTCCACTTGATACTCGGGTTAACCTTATTATGGTCACCATCAACCTCAACTAGACGTTGCTTGATAGTTTCTTTAACCGCCATCTTGATCTCTTCAGTCAATGCAGTCACACCGCCCGCTACCTTGCCGATAGCTTCACAGTATGCTTTACCAACTTCCTCACCCAGATGGTCAGCCCCTTCATTTTTTGCTTTTGATAGGTAGGCACCAGTGTTACGGATAATGGTCTCCTCGCCAGCACCGTACGATGTAATCATCACAGGGTTTTTAGCCATACCACGACCGTACTTAGCAATTAAGGAAGCGACGTCACCGTCAGAGTCCATTTCAGCTTGCTTGGCCACAAGGTCGTATACGTCCGCAGGTACGTCACTCGCAGTTGAGGCAACACAGTTTACAGCTTCAGCAGTAGCACGATCACCCGTGATAGCTGCCGAATGTTGTAAGCCATTACATGTACCGTCCTGATGGCACACAAGGTGGCTTACGAAGTCTTTAACAGGCTTACCCGCAGCTTTCCATTCCTCAATAGAACGTAGCTCAGCAGCCGCTACAAGCGCTTGAAACACATCAGCGCCCTTGAAGTTCTTACGTACGTTCCAGTGAGATTCACAGCGTACGATATGGTGTAGGTTCTTAGTAACCCACTCGATACGATCTTTGATAGATACCTTGTCCATACCGAACACACCAGCAGTGTGTACGTAGATCGCTTGCAGTCCACGATCACCCAGAGGCTTACCCTCAGCGAATTGGAACGCAGCTTTGCAGAAGTCAGTACCTTGTGGAGTCAGTAGACCACCACGGTAGTACATACGCCCACGGCTATCCATAGTCACTGGGAAGTAGAATTTACCACCAGCTAACTCTCCAAGCATTGCGTAGGCATCAAACGCCTCGTTCACAAGCTCTTTGTCAGAGAAGTAACCACTAAGCTCTTTGGTCAGAGCATTGTTACAGCGCTTCATCTCCTTGGCAGCACGTACAATCACCGGTGATACCATGAACTGCACAGACTGCAGCTTATTCACAGCATCAAGTACTGGACGTGATACTGAGCGCGGTTGGAACTTAGCCTTGATCAAGCGGATACGAGCATGCTTGCCGATACCATCTTTCGGACTAGTCCAGTCATTTGGTTTGTTAGTCATCGGACGACATGTCATAGAAGCTTCTACACAAAGCTCTTCGGTGATGTTGTCGATGAGTAGTTGGAACTCACTGGTCAAAGGGTAGAAGCGTGCTGTGAAGAATTTAGGCTTACCGTTCTCCATCACAGTATTTCCGTCAGAGTCGATCACTAACTCATTACGCTTAGCGATCTTGGTGCATAGTACACCCTTGTCTTGTAGAGATCGTACCATTCTCATTGCAGTGGTCTTGATCTCATCGTCAGTCATGCTGAAGCCAGCTTTCTCCATGTAAAGGCGAGGCTTATCAGTCTCAAGCCAGTTCTTGATAGAACGTTCTACAATGTTAGTCGAGAGCCAGTTGTCTCGGTCAGTAGCCAGGGCAGTCAAACATACAGACCACAGTGTGTGAGCCAAGTACTGAGCTTTCTGCTCAATGTCACCACGCTCAGTCCGGTACTTGATCAGGATGATAGTCTCGTCACCGAAAGTATCCATGTCAGTCAAGTTAGCGTTAAGCCACTCAGTGAATGCAGCACGCGTTCCAGACATGATCTTGTCACGAGTGAAGCCCACAAGGTTACGAGTCTCCTCGTCAGCGTTACAGCCGGCAGGTACGTGTACCACACCAGAGATGATACGTTCTTGAGTGTTTGCGATTTCAGCTAGTTTTGCGATGTTCAACATGATTGTATTCTCTTAGTTAATTGCTACGTGCTCACGCACAGAAAGCGGAGGCCCTTACGAGCCATTAATTCATATTGCAGCTATGCTGCTGGTGCCGATAGGCGCCCTAGGATGCTCTGTAAGCCTCTGTGAGCGCGATAAACGAAAATAGATATATCCTACAGGTTCTCCATAGAAGTCAGCTCAGCAAGCAATCTGGTGCTCTCCAAGGCTGTTTGGTCGATAGAGCCCTCAGTCTCTAGTATTTCGTCGTGTACCTCGACTATGTGGTTTAGTATCCAGACTGCACCAAGTACAAGCTCGATGTTAGCAGTGATTAGTAGGATCAATGTTGGCAGTTCGAATGGCATGGTTATTCTCCTCGATGTAGTCTTATGTTCATGTACGTTCTGAAGCTCTCATGGAAGTACACGTTAGTCGGTAACGAAGGTTGGATGAATTGGTCTATAACCTCAGTTGATTTATAACCGTTGAGGTTACGCCCTGTCATTTGGTACACAACGATGAACTGTTTGTCAGGATGTTTGTTAGCACACTCATACAATTCAGTCACATTGTCCCGTATCTGTTCTAGGCTAACACTACGGTTGCCAGCTCTGCGGTAGGTAATACCTTTACTACGTTCGGTGTAACCAGCTCTAAGATTCTTAGTGACTAGTGCATATGTTTGGCCACACAAGCCACGACCTATACCGTACATAGCTCCAAACTGCATTGCAGCCTTTGCAGCACCTAAGCCATGCCGACCTTCAGGATTGGATCCGAAGACGAACACATGTGATGGTTCGAGTGATTTGATTTGCTTGCCAGTCCAGCACTTTACTTGGTTCATGGTTATCTCCTAGATGATTACTACAAAGAGTGGTTCAGTACGTAGCACCTTAGCAGCGCGAGTGAGTACATCACGAGTAAGAGAGTGTGAACCAAGGTATTCAAGTAGTTCACCTTGAGTAGTCTCCCGTGTAATGTGTAGCTCAGTGTAATGCTTTGGTACATACTGTGTATTACTGTGTTGTTGACGTACATTGTTATGGTTAAGCATAGTGTTATACCTGTGTAGTTACTGTGTTAATACTGTGTGTACACTGTGTTACTAAGGTTACAGTGTGTAGTTAGTGTGTATAGAGTGTGTAATCTGTAGTTAATCCATACATCACAAAAGAGACATATCTGGGCGCAAGCCCACCAGTCCCTGCAAGTAACCATGTATCACTCATGAGTTAGGGCTTTGGTAACACTGTGTCTACTGGTGTAACAAAGGTGCCTATGGGGGAATCAAGTGTTTACGACCGGAGGGAGTATGCCCTCACATTTGGTACCCGTTTTTAATATTTGGTATTACATAGGAGTAACACTGTGGGAGACTGTGTGATAACACTGTAGGTACACTGTAATAGCGACTGTATAACTATACGAAGTCGATAGAGTATCGAATTGCGATGCTTGTAAAGCTCGTCATGAGGACTCCCTTTATATATGTGACCCTAAACTCAATGTTCTCTAAGTTACTGATTTATAAGGAGAAATCGAGGTTAAGGGATTTTGGCTATATTTTAGTCAATAGAGGGTTGTTACGCCCTCTACTGTGTGGTTAACCAGGACTCTCTACTCGAAGGTTGAGTAGTCGAAGTTTGGATAGAGTACGGATACGTCGCTGTCTGTAGGGTTGGTTACAGGGTCAGCGTCTGCTTGGACGACCTTGTGTACGAGTACGTTGGCATCTTTCTTCCAAGGCTCACCGTGGCGGCTTGATACGAACAGAGCCATCAAGTCTGGGTCATCCTCTTCTAATGCGGTGTTGTCATCGTGGTCAGTAATACGGATGACTACTGGTTGGTAAGCTGACTTGCGCGGTGTGCCTGCTACGATTCCGGTTGGGTCGATAGCGTTTACTGCGTGTGTTGCTTCACTGGCCTGGGCCAAAGTTACTTCTACGATGTTTAGGTTGTTAGCCATGTTGTGTTATTCCTTATGTTTGTTTGGACTAGCCTGCGATTGCTTTAACTACGTCTGGTTTAGTGATCTGGCCATTGGTGCCAGTGCCGGTGACCTTTGTTAGGTCGATGCCATTAGCGGCTGCTAGCTCCTCGGCTGCTTTCGAGGCTGATACTGCTGTCGGTTCTTGAATGGGCTCTGGATCTGGCTCACCTTCGTCGGGCTCACTATCCACTACTGATGAGAGGCTGCGTAAGTCCACTGGGGAGGGTTCTACAGGTGCCTGGCCTGATTGTACAGGTTCTGCTTCGGCCTGCTCTACGGGCTTTTTAGAGGCTTCCACAGCAGCGTCCACATAGGCTACTGTATAGTCGAGGATCTCTTTTACCAAGGCTAGCTTGGCTGGGTAGCGCTTACAGTAGTTGACTACGCTACATAGTGTGCTACGGAGTGCTCCGGTTGCTCGGGTGCGGTCGCGTGGTAGATCCTGGATCTCCAATCGCTTTGTTACATCTACTTCGATTTTACTCATCGTCTTTTACCTTTCTGGTATCTAGTTGTTGTTTTTCGTTTGAACCGGTCAGAGGATAGACCCAGGGTCTTACCGTACTGGCCGATGTCACCGCCCCATTGGGCAAAGAACTCTACATTTTCATCGGTTTCTTTCTGCTCCATTCGGATCTTTTCATCGACTGCTACTCTGTCTACCCATACACGGACTGATCCAGCGAATGCGTCCATTGCATCTTCGTGTACTAAGGCACCCTTCTCGCGTGAGATCTTGGCCATTTGATGAAAGAACTTGTAGCTTTCACGTTGGTCAATTGGGTAACGCGATACACTCTCGACGTCATAGTCGATTATGTCCTCGTGGATGATGATACGGTGACGTGCCATTAGTGGCTCCAGCGTATCGATGATCCTTAGTTCCTTTTGGCCGGTTTCCCATACGTCCTCGATAGGAGGGGCGAAGGTTTTACCTGCTTCCTTATAGGTCTTGGCCAAGATAGGCCGCCAGCCCGCCGCAAAGGCACCAAAGCCGAAGTTTTTCTCTACATCAATAGAGTTTACCCCGTGCTTTAGAGCGAGCTCAGAGAGCTTCTTATAGCCTTCTGGGGTGTATCCGCCTGGTAGCTTCAGTAGCTCGGCCAGGAATACGTAACCATGGAGGAAATAGGTCACTGCTGCGACCGTTTCGTCGCCATTCTTACCACCACCTGAGGTATCCACGTACATGTGCTTACCCTCGAACTCGTAAATCTCGGTCGAAACGGTGAACGGGCGGTAGAATGTCGGTTTTGAGGTGAATTTACCATCTGCCGGTATCAAGTTCTGAGGACTGGGCATCCAAGTAATCTCACCCGGTGCCTTGTCTATACCAAATGGCATGACAATTAGGTCTTTAGTCTTAAGCGGGTGTCGTAAATCGTCTGATAACTCAGTATTCAGCATATGCTGCAGGTTGAAGTACGCAGCACCTTGGTCAAGCTCCTTCATTGTCAGAGCTTCTTCACCTAATAGTATCGGGTCAGTCGGTTTGCCTCGGGTTCCGTCGACGCCACCTCCAATCTGATTGCTTGGATCGTCCATCATCTTAGCGATGTAGGGAGCCAGCGTATTACCGTAGTGTTTGGCTTCCTCATTTGTAGGCACACGGCCTGTCCAAACACGGATAATGTAACCCCTAGCGGGGAGGTTGTTGTAGATGGAGTCTACAGTCTGCGGTGTCCCGAGGTACATGATCCGACCTGACTGACAGATCGAGGTGAAGTCTTTTGACAGGTGTTCAAGTGCTTGTCGTTGGACTTCGGTAGTACCGTTCTTTGACGACTCGATATCATCTGGGATGAGTAAGTCTGCTCGACGACCCTGCATGTTTGCAGTGATGCCGATACAGGCGATACTTGGTGACTTCTCGGCACCTTTCAACTGCCAGTGGATGTCGAACGCTTTAGAGCTCGCTCGATCACCATGCTGTCGATCAGGCCGCATGCACTCCAGGATGTCCCAGTTCATAATGATCTGGATCACCCAGTTAGCAATCTCGGCTGCAACCTCACTACCTGCTGAGATAATGAGGATGCGGTGTTTACAGTCGTGTATAAGCTGCCACACCGCGAACATTGCCACGATTGTTGACTTAGCCTGTGATCGCTGTGCCTGAATCATACCGTAACGGATGTCAGATTGTAGGAACCTACCTATGTCGATTTGCAGCTCTGTACACTGGAAGCCCATAAGCTCCGTCATACAGTCATACAGGAAGTCCTCGAACAAGGCGTAATGCTCACGTAGGGCCTCAATCTCAGACCACCGCTGCACACACTCGAGTTCTGTTTCGGATAAAGTGGCCATTAACTCAGGGTCATTAGCCATTGCCGTGAACTCTCCCTGTTCACGGACTTCCGGTCGACTTTCCAATATCTCTGACCATTCCGCGTCGGAGTAGTCATCGTAGTTGTTGTCGTCCTGCTCACGCATTTGCGCGGCTAATTCTTCTGGAGTTAGCTCACTCATAGGTTACACCGGTGTATGCACTGTAGTCCCGGTGCTAGAGCTGACCCAATCGTCGGTCGCCGCGTCACCGGAGGCTAGTAGCAATCTGCGTGTATCCGAATTGATACAGAATCGTAGATCGTACTTGCCCACAGTGTTGATTTCTGATGTCATATCTTCTAGCTGGGCAGTCGTCGCAAGAGCACAGAACATTGGTGTTTGCAGTTTAGTCATCGTTAACTACCCTTAGCGCGGCATTGCCGGGCTTCTCTAACCTTGATTTACGTTGCTTATTGGCTAAGGTCTCACGTAGGTTATTCATGTTCTGGTTTGTCTCGATGTCACAGGTAATCTGGTTATCCTTAAGGAATTTGATAGCTGCTGCGATAGTAGCCGGTGGTGCTGTATACACCATCTCGTCTGTTTCTACCATGCAACCATCTGCATCGAACTCTTGCTTCTTTTCTTTTTGACCCAGTTGCTCGGTGAGCACTACGGCTACCGCTGCGTGCAACTGGTTGAGTGCTGATTCAGTACCCTTATTTTTCGCCATCCGACTTCTCCTCGAAGTAAAGCTCTTTGGCTTTCGCTACGAAGGTGTCGTCCTTTTTGGTCTTAGTCGACTCTGCCAGCATTTCTACTGCCCAGAAGAAGACCCACTCGAAGAACTTCTCCGATGCTACCCTCAATACGATTTTCTTTAGTGCTGCTACTGCACCTGCTACAATTGCGCTCATTCTCTGTTCTCCAAATTGATGATCCGACGATTTTGATCCTCGGTAATCACCTCATATTTACTTAGTGTGTTGTTTACTAGGTTCAAGGCCCGTGTATTGTCCGTTAACACGGCCTCAAAGCGCGACATGTAATCCTTACTGGCTGCTTGGCGAGCTTGTAGCTCTAGCAGATCGCGTTCGTTCTGTTGTACCCGTTCGGCGTACTCTGATTGGTTAGCTACGTCTGACTGTATTACTCTTAGATCAGCCGATAGTTTCGTGTACGCACCTACTAGTGCAACTGCGCCCATTACTAGGCCCAATGCGTTCTGCTTCAGCCAGTTTTCCATAGTCTCTTCTCTAATTTAAGCGTCCCAAAGCCGGAACCCCACTCTACCTGAGACATCCATATCGCTATGGCTCGCTCTCACTGTAATTTCTACGTCCTCACGTGGTACTAGTAGTGGCCTATCTGCTGTCTCGAACAGAAAGGTCGAACCACCGCGTGTCTGTAGGCCCCAACGTCCAGCCCGCCATGGTGTCACTCCTGGCCGTGTTACGATTGTGCTAAATAGCGCACTACTGGAAGCACTACCACCATCTTTGTTCACCGTAGCTTCCGCCGGTAGTAATTCTGCACGTTTATCTGTGGGAACTGACCAGACTAACTGCTCAGATTGATCGTTACCTACCTTCATACCTGAGTATATAGGCCCGCTACCTAAACCACGTAACAGTACCTCACCTGCTAGTGGTGTGGCACTAAAGTTTAGTAGACGATTCACTCGCGAGAACGCGATGTTTGTCTGTACCGGAGTTGTACCGTTACATACTACGAAGTCCGTTACAGAGAAACCGTTACCGTCTAAACCGTCAATGTAAATTAGCTTACCTGCATCACCCGCGCTAGCGCTCGTAATCTCCATAAACTCACCGTTGAAGTCTGGCCACACGTAACGACCGCCGTAGTCCCAGATTGTTTCTTCTACGTCTATCGTTGGATTTTCGTTGAATCCCACCATAAAAGTCGTGCGCTTGCCCAGGGGGAACTCCCCTCTACTTGTAGCCATAATTTCTCCGTTAAGTTAAGGTCTCTCCGCCAATAGCTACTACGTAGTCTGTCCCTGTGATAGCTACGTCTGAGGTCGGTACGACTAAAGGCTCGTACACACCATTTACACCGAAGGATACAGGATCACCGCCGCCTAATGCGATTGTGCCTGTCGAGTTGAAGTAAACCGCAAGTGCTGTCCGATTTGCGTTTTCACTGATACTCGTAGGTGAGGTGTATTGTTTAGTTTTTATATTTGCTCTTACTACTGTTCCTGACATGTTCTGTCTCCGTCAGTGTTGTTGTTTCTGCGCGGCGGTCACTCAAACACATGAAAAAGGGGTGTAATGCCCCTTATATTCCGGTGAAGTGCTATTTATTCGATGCTTGCCATGAGGCACCATCCCAATAATAAAAATCAACAGTGCTCGCATCCACTCTATGCATTCTTGCGCCCGTGCCTTTCCCAACAAGCTGCGTCGTTGCATCGTAGTTTGTTAGCGTAAAAACAGAGTCTGCTGGTGAGCCGCTAGCTGTCGTTCGCCCCCACGCTACACTAACATTTGAGCCGACACCGCGCCCAACTATTTCTATGTGAGGGAGCTGGCGAATGGTGAGCTTATCAGGGCCTTTGCCACTGCCTGCCCATAGCGTGCCCACTGCCTGCCAATCGACATTTGTAATCTCGATGTAATGATCACCAGTGCTATTATTTAACAGCATTTGCGTCAAGTCGTTGTCCTTTCCTGCCGCCCCCTTTGTGACTTTAATAGTTCCGTTTCTAGCAACGAGAGAGTGACCTCCCGTAGCATTTGAGCCAACAGAGAATATGGCAGCGGTTGTAACCCCTTCATTTTCGTGAAAAACCTCATAACTATCTATAACTAGCTGAGAGTCGTCATCATCGACTATATAATCAATAACCCTATTTCCCTCACTGTATGATCCAACCATATGCAAGCTTCCACCATTTCGCACTTCGACGCCAACGCGGTTATTTTCAGCGCGGAAGGTGTACGCATTAACTTGGAATGCTTCACTTACATAGAGACCTTTTGCTTTTGTGCCGCCCCTGATAGCTGAGTTTAGACCGCCGCAATCATACAGACTAACAATATTTGATTGATCGGTGATTTTAAAACCAAACTCAATAAAATTACTGTGCAGTACGTTTTGCATTACAGTCTCATAGCCAAACCCATGAATGCCCGCTCCGGTATGCCAGTCTACTGTTAGTATATTTTTTGCTCTACATTTTATCTGCGATGAAGTGCCACCGCTGGCACCCTCCTCGCCAAACTTTAAGCACGTTTTTGTTGATGTGAAATTAGCTTGTTGGTAGTCGGCTCGCAAAATAAAATCTTCAACAGCAAAACCATTTGCGTCGTTATCCTCTGTACTAATGCCGTCAACGTCATCCATCCAAATAAGCTCTGTCATGCTTGGCTCTTCTTTTGAGCCGCGCTGAGGATTGCCAAACCCCTTAAATACCTGCATGCGATTCCCTTGCAAGGTACCCTCCAAGCCGAACGCGCCAACACCCACCTGCACATTGGCCCCTGTGTTTATTGCTGACCTAAATTTTGGCCCGTTGTTTGTTCCAGTTTTAGTTGTGTAGTTGTAGTCGGGTACAGCTCCAAACCATTCAGCCCAAACAACAGAGTTTGCTGGGGTAATAAAATCCACTCCAAGCCCTTTTGTGATCTCTATATCATCTCTAAATAGAGCATCAAATTTATTTGTTAAGGTGGTGTTTGTGTCTATAAACACAGGGCCATCTATAGTGAATGGGCCGTAACTATCAGCAGCTTGAATCGCTGCTGAATCGTCAGAACCGTCAAACAATGCACCCGCCTGAGATGCTAAAATTTTATCGGAAACAACAATAACAGCCACATTTCCATCGCCAAGAGTGTGGTTGACCATCTCATCAATTACATCTCCATCACTAGCCGCCTGAGACGGGGTTTTGTAAATATACTCAGCGCCACCTGCATTAGACGTTATGTTATTTATTACCGTAGAAACTTTCCGGCCTAAAAAATCATTAGAATCAACAACTCCCAAATTTTGAGAGTTCCCCGCAATCATATCTGCAACAGTGGCGAATTCGGAGACTGTGTATTCAGGTAGTAGGTCTGGCAAGTCTTCTGGGTGTATTGCATCGCTTACACGTGGCATGAACAACGTAATGTCAACTAATGTACCTTCGTCAGGTACGCTGTCGAACTCAAGGTCACCCGAAGCGGTCACTGTGAAGTCCGTTACTGGTCGCTGACTAACACCATCAAGGCTTACGAAGAATGCAGCCTCTGTGATGTATTCGCTAGCGGGCGTTAGGTACACTGTCGCTACACCATCAGCTATTTGCCGTGGTGCAACTACAGGTGTTACAGCTACACCTCCTACATCGATTTGTAGTTGTTGTAGTTGATGTAGTGTCACTGCATCTTGTGCATCAGTAGCATCGGCCAGGTTCTTCACCTGACCTGAGTTCATATCGATACCGTTGGTGTCTAGCTGACCTACGTTCTTGATGTCATTCCCGCGCATGTCTAGGTCAGAGAGTAACTGGAAGTCACCGTCTACTGAACTGAATCCGTCCTCGACTTCTTCTAAGATCATCAAGGATTGTAGGAATGAAGCGTCAAGGTTAGACTCGCGCAGGATGGCACCGTCTTCGTAGTCATTGACTAGCTCATTTCGGGGCACCACTCGACGCATTTCGTACTTGACGTCGGCTGCTACCGGTTCACGTAACTCGATCTGGGTACTATTACGCCAGAAGTAGTCCAACTGATTTGTATAATGATCACCTTGTAGGTACACGTAGACGAACTCCCTGCGGATATAACCGAGGTCGAAGTCTACGTCATGGACTACGTGTAAGCCCGTACCGGTGAATTCGCGTAGTGTCAACGCCATTCTATTCTCCGAATTTATCTTGTATAGCTGCATGTACCATGTCAGCGTAGGCAGTGTTGCCTAGTGGCATAAGTCCGAATGCGGCGTCTATTTGCTCGTTACGCTCATTACCTACTGGTAACACGCTGCGATAGTCTTCCATTAGACCGAGTACTGGCACCTGTCCGGATAACTCGTCCCAGTCACCTGTCTGACCTGCCCGATAAGAATCGAGTACTACGTCAGATACGTCGGCAAAGATTCCGAACTGGGTTATGTACTTCTGAGTATCCATCTGTGTACCGTCTGGCTCTTTCCACTCCCGGCCTGTGATTGCTGCTACGCCTGTACCTAACGCTGCGAACTTACCGTATCGGACAAGTCCTGCAATAGCGGAGTTCAGTAGAACACCCATTACTGCTTCCTTGTCTGCGAAGGCTAACGATCGGCCAAGCTGCTTATTGTTGGCTACAATTGGCATCTGCCTGAACTGGAAGATCAGACTCATTAGAGGCCTGTTCATCCACGGTGGCAGTTCACCAACATGAGTACGTTGGATCTGCTGTGCCTCATCACGTATAAGCGCGTATTGGAACTGCTCGCGTACTTCATCTGGCCACTTGTCTACGTTCAGCTTAGTAGGTAGTCCGTCGTCACCATACTCCACGATGTCCTTAAACACTCTTGACAGTTCGACGTTCGTTCCGTCTACCTCTGTCAAGCCTACGTCAGCCATACGGGCGTTACCCATCTTACCTGTACCGTACTTGAAGTGTTTAGCTACATCTATAGTGAAGCTAGCTTGAGTGGCTCGTGATTGAGCTCGTCTGATCATGTTATAGCCAGTCGTCTTTCCTAGCAGCCTACTCGCAGGTGCCTTTAGAGAGCCAAATGTGACCTTATCTGCCATATATAGGCTGAATTGTCTGGCTTTGTTAGTGCTTGCTAACTCCGCCTGGTCTAAGTGTACGCTCTGTCTATCTAACCATTCAAGGTCATCCGTTATGTTGGATATAGACTGTATTTCTTCTAGTAGCTGGCGCTCAGATTCACCCTTTCGGGCTGCTTTGAGTACCTTCTTAGCTACTGGTTCAGAGCTAAACGTACTAAGTACCGACCTTGTGATCACTTGCCCAGTCTCGATCACTTGAGCTGTCCCTAGACCGCCCATTCGCGTTAGCGCTGTCAAGTCTTTGAGTTGTCGTAGCTCAGTCTCAAGGCCACCACGGGTAGGTCTACCAAACATTAGGTTTATTAGATCGTCGTAGTACTGTTCGTACTTACTTGTATCTACACCCTTATCCTTACCCTCTTCTACAATGGTCTTCTTCACTGAGTCTATGTCTAACTGCGACGTAATCATACCGTCAGTAGATTTAGACAGGCCGACCCACCCCGCCATGCGGTTCGAGTACTTAATACCCACGCTCATGACCTCGGTATCTATCAGGTCAAATATACTCAGACCGTCGAGTTCCGTAGTTGTATCCATCTCTAGTCGCTCCTTAGCACGGCTGTCCGCCACTGGTAAGAACTGATCGGTGTCTGGCGCCTCATCCAGGCCTTTCACCCATTCGATCTGACGATCGGCTAGTTTTAGAGCTTCGTCTTGTGATAGCGCTCCCTTACGTCGAGCTGAACCTGAGTAAGCGTTCGCCAATAGGTTACGCACTTTCTCGATACCATGCTTGCTAATGGCAGCGTCCATTTTAGAGGCTTCCCATACACGGGGTATGTAGTTCTCTACTTTACGCTCTTTCGTGAATCCACCGATATTAGCCTTAACTAACTCCGTATGGTTATGATCCATGTACCGGTTCCATTGGTCTACGAAGTCTCTTACAGACTTGTGTACCTCGACTTGACGGCCCTGGCGCTTTGACTCCAGCAATGTGAACACTGAGCGGTTAAACTCGTCCACGATCTTACTATCAGCCCCGGCCTTCTGTTGAGCCATCAACCTACCGACCTTACCTTTACCTTTACTCACAGCGAAGGCATCGATAGCACGGACGTACTGAGGTGCGATTTGCATCACCGACTCTTTGTACTTGGCGTCTCTGATGATACCACCTGTAGCCCATCGTCGAATACGACCACCATAACCCTTGCCGATTTCGGTGATACGCGATCCGATAAACTCAAGTGAGTCCAGTTTCCCGTTTTGGAACTTAGTACCAAGGTCTTCGGTGATCTTAGCTGCTAACCGTCCAATAGTGTCTAATACCCCAGTCGGTTTACGTGCTAGTGCGAATGCCTTCTTCTCACCTGAGGCTACGAATTTGTCAATGCCAGACTGTACCTTAGCTAGTGACTTCTCCACTAGCTCCTCGTACGCATCTTGGATACCTTCAGAGGTCTCTAGTAGCGGTGTAACGCCATTCTCAACATCTTTGATCGCCTGATCCATCGACTCTTCGGTCAGTTTAGGTTTGACCGTGGTCTCAGGCTGCGCCGCTTTCAGCCGCTTAGCCGCCAAGTTTAGATCATGTGAAGCTCGGATTACATCCTCAACGTTCTGCCACTCACCTGCTTTAACCATACGCGCTAAGGTAGCTTGCTTGTCAGTGATCAGTGCTTTACGCACACGCTCAAATTGCTGCCGGCGCTTCACTGAGTCGGATTTACCCCGGATGGTCTTGCTACCAAGCTTCTTCAGTACAGCCTGGTCTAAACTTTGGCGTAGTTGTCGCAGGGACTCTACGGTTGGGTTCTTGTATGCCGCTTGTGTTACGGACTCGTTAAAGGATCGCGGTAGTAAGTCCTGGTCAATTTCTTCGCGAATTCCCGTTACAGATGCTTCACTGTACTTATCGGTTTCTACCTTCCCAACCTCTACTTGATCGAGTCGCCCTACTTGGTTAATGTCGTCAGATACAGCCACCCGGCCAGTCTTGCGTAACTCCTTCAGTCGCTTGCTGTACTCAGTAGTCTTAGGTGTTAGACCTTCTTTCTTTAACTGAGCCATTATCTCTTGTGGAGACATCTCGACTGTCCTACCGAATGACTTGCTGCTGTCCCGGAACTTAGGTTGGTCACCCAGTTCACGCTGTGTCATACGTTCTGAGACTAAACCGTTCAGCTCTTCTACTAGTTCAGTGAACTGTGCGTCGTTCTTCTTCGCTGCTAGCTGGTTTAGCTCTACCACATCCTTTATGTACGAGACTTCTTTCGGTAAGCTCTTGGTTAAGTTTGCTAAGTCAGGGTCAAAGTTTTCTACTGTACCGAGTAGTTCCGCGTTGTTACGGAAGAACTCATTAGCCTCTACACGTATAGGATCAGTACCGTCCCAGAGCTCAGTGTGTGACTTCAGTGCCGAAACGTATCGTTGTAGTAAACCTGTCTCGTCAGCTACCTTACCCTGTAGTAGGTCGCTCATCGCATTCACTTTACGTGATTGTTTCTGTCGGAAGGTTACACCCTCGATAGCCTTGTTGACGTTAGCTGGAATACGCCCATCTGGGAATGACGCTACTATGTGTAGGATGTCGGCGTTTAGCTTGTTGGCTAATACGCGCTCCTCCGGTGATAGTGACTTCTTGTTAAGACCCTTCTGTGAGTTTATGAGCTTGCGAAGTGGTGTGTCTTGGGGTATTACGCCGGCCAGCGTGTCTGAAGCTGCTTTGAATCCTTCACTTGAGACCTCTGTTACTGCTTCGAATGGTGTCGCTTCTGCTGGTGTTACTGTGGCCGCTACCTGTGGCGCCTCTACTTCGGGTAATGCTTGTCGTACCCGTTGTGGCGCTTGGGCATTTACTGCCTCCGCTTTGACCTCAGCTTGCTGTGGAGTCATCACGACTTCACCAGACTGTCTTTCCTTAGCCCAGTTTGCGATCTCTTCCTGCTCAGCTTTGCGTGCCTTCTTAACGTCCACCACGTAGTTTAGTACGAGTTTTGCTACACCCACTGCGGAACCTAACATTAGACCAAAGCCGGCATCAAACAGAATGTCGAGCTGGTAGTCCTTAGCCGTGTATGTATGGTCACCTTGGAGCCGTGGCATGTTCAACAGTGCGCCTTCGGCAGCGCCGCCGGCAGTCCATGCTGCCAGAGAAGCCATCTTTTCAGCTCCTGCTACTGTACCTTTCCCGGCTAACGCCCGGCTTGCTTGCCACGTTCGCGTGGCTCCTACAGCGGTGGTTCCGATCTTAGCCAATGGGCCACCAGACATCAAAGTTACTGGATCCGCGATGATCGCCGCAGCCCCGTATCCGAATTGGGCGTACCACTCCATGTTACTGAACTGCCGGTCGTTCTTGATGTCCTCGAGTAACTGATCCTTGTAGACCAAGGCTGCATAGTCGTTATACTTGCTCGCTTCAGTTAGTACGGCTGAGTGGTACTGCTCTGGTACACCGGCAACTAGATCGGCTTCACTTACGTCTAAATCAGAGCCATAAAGTCTGGCGTCCCACATTGTCTCGATGTCTGCTTTGTTCGAGACTGTGTTGAGCATTGAGAAGGTCGTAGTGAGGTTGCTCCAGAACGATGGTTCATCTTCGGGTACTTGTGACTCGATGAGGTGCCCGTTTCGCACAACTCGGTTGTACTGCTCTCGCATTCCAGGATCTTCCATTGCGATTGCCATAGCTCCACGGACAGTGGATGTAGACTCTTGATCGACTGGACGGTTCCAATCTGAGAGCCTCTGTCGATATTGAGCAACTTTGGCTGGATCAGCATAGAGCGCCGCTGTCGCAGCATCAAGTACTTCCCGAGAGGCTTCACCTTTCGCGTGTTTTGAATAAGCCTCTGTAAACTCCGTTTGTAGTTTGGCCACTTGGTTGAAGTCTTCATCGCTAATATCCGCCGCAGGGTCACCGTATTGATATGGTACGTGCTTACTGTAGTATTGCTTGTATTCGTTATGCTTTTGTGGATCTGGGTGAGTACCGTACTTCGTGTAGTACTTGCTCATATCCTGGTCTAGCGCGACGAAACCGTAGTCTACATCCACTCCGTTCACGTTGCGGACTACACCGCTGACTTGTCTGCCGAAGTGGTCGTGTCCATATGGCACGTGCTCGATTGGCTCACCGGTCGGCAGCATAGTCTGCGCGAACTCCGACGCTAGCTTACCCTCGGCAGTGTTCTTCGCTTCATCAGGGTGAACTGATTCTGCTGTGTCGATAAAACCGACACGCAACTTATCATTGTCAGTTTTGATTGTGTCACCATCAACGACTTGTTTTATGTCGGTCATACTTATCTCTCTTTAGAAGAATCCAGCACCGATTGGTGCATACTTTTGTAGCGTTTCTTGTTCTTTCATCCACTGGTCTACTACCTTGTCTCCAGCTTCTTGCTTCATCCGACTGAAGTTGTCTCTCTGTTGGATTTGTTTCGCCCAGTGCGCCATATCGCTATGACTTACAAATGCGTCTGCTTGAGTCCATGGTGAGGTCATGTAAAACCCATCTACGCCATCTACTGTATAGAATTCGAGATCCTCAACCTGTTCAATACTTGTCAGTATCTTACCGTCTTCACCCTCTAGTGCTACTCCCATAGAGGCTAACTTAGGCGTTAGCATGCTGGCACCATTCCCTACTGACTCTTGTGCTGAGTCTAGCAACTGTTCGAATGGATACTTAGTCACCTCGTTTAGTTTGCGTCCACCTATGATGGCTTTACCACGATACGATAACCCTGAGTTCATTACTGACTTACGCAGGTATGTCTCAGCGCGTTTACGATCCCCTTGGTATAAGATTAACCCCCGATCGAACTCTTCCATGTAGTGGGCTAGTGAGCTCCCATAAGGAGTACCACCACCAAACCTATTTACTAGGCCCTGGATTCGATCTCTCTTGGACTCGTTTTCACCTAGTTCCCAATTGATGCCGTACTGTTCCTTGTTGCCCTTGTTCTTTTCGAATAGGTCAATGTCTTTCTGGATCATATCTGCGGTGTGTTGCATGTACACACCCCGCTTGATTATCTCAAGGTGATCGTACTTACTCCCGATCATACCTTTAAACCATGCTTCATTCTTTTCGAACTGTGCGATGGCTGCAAGGGCCGTCTTACCACTTTCAGTTAACTGATTGTTCTCGTCGATGTGCGTACCGAAGCCTCCGATGAAGGTTTCAATCATCCGATCCACCATTGGTGAGTCCGTTTGCTTGTCCTTCACGATGTTCGCTATTCGGTTAGCTATGGACACATCGGTCATCATAACCTGTGCGGCTTCTGTCATAGTCAGCGGCTTCTCTAACCCGAGTTGTGTACTAATCTCATCGACTAGTACCATGTCTAGTGTTTCCTCAGCTTCTGCTTTGGTTGGATTAAGACCTGACAACTTAGATCCCCTGGACACTGCGTCCGGGTCTCGGTGAGCATCTTTTAGAGCGTTAAGTCGCTTGAGTTCGGCCTCTTTCTTTAAGGCTGCTTTGATCGCTTTCTCGCCCAGTGTCCTAGTAGTCTTCTGGAGCGCCTGTGCGGCCTTCTCAGCCCGACTTGCATGCTGCGCTAGTACTTGTGCCCCACGCTCGGAGCCACTAGCGTACATGTCTTCCGTTAGCTCGTTGGCTACTTCCTGATTCACATCAGTTGTGGGGTTCTGGAACATACTCATGTAAGACAGTGCAGTTGTGCCGTTAGCATCCGCAGGGACAGTACCAGATTCAAGCATACGGGCTACTGCCTCTGCACCGACTAAGTGGCTAGCGGCTAGTAAGCCCTGCTCAGTCACTCGTACACCGTTGAAGGTTTCGCCTACTTTGTCCATAACACCACGGCTAGTTAGATGCCGACGATTCTGACCTGTTAGTGTGGCCATCGCGCTCTCTTGTGCATCCGGGTTGTTCTTCCAGTCGTCTGCTGAGTTAACGCCATCTTTGCCTGTCCACTTACCGTCTTTCTTATAGCCAGTGGATTCCAAGGCCATGCCGCCAAATTGGTACTTACCGATGTAGCCAAGCTGATTCTCTGCTTGATAATTACCATTAGACTCGCGCTGACCAATCACGTCATTAAAGTCTGACCGAGCCAGAGCTGACATGCTACGTGCTGAGCCTGATGCCTTCTGGTAATCAATACCTAAGGACGACCGAAACTCGGCATAAATTGCTGCTGCCTCATCCGCATTTGCTGCGTCTAGTGCTGCTAACTCCGCTTGCTCGTACTGGCGATTAACCTTCTGGAAGAACTGTGTGTCGTACACTGAAATGGCTTTGTCTAGCTTTAGCCGCTCTGCTGGGAGCAGCTTATCTGTCCAGCCAGATAGCTGTGCCATCTTGTAGGCACCGATGTTACCGTTCCGTAGCGCTACATCTAGTTGGTTGTTTACGGATCCACGCCAGGCCTCTGGGGACATACCCGCAGGTTTAGAGTGCCCGTTGAAGAAGCTGTAAACTCGATCTAACTGGGCTTCTGCTTCTGTGACATCCTTTAGCTGAGTTTGGTCTACTGTCCAAGTATCAAAGGTCTGTTGAACCTCTTTCTCGTAGGTCTCACGCTGCTGCTGCTGATTATAAGCGTAGTGCTCTGCGTAGTGCTTGTTGGCTAATTTAGCGCTTGCTTCCATGAACTTCAGGGTAATCATACTCTTTGTTTCCTGATCATCCTGATATGGCTCAAGCACTGTGTCTAGGCCTGCTATTAAGCGCTGTTCGTATTCAGCCGGCGTTTCACCTTTGAATTCGCCTACCTTAGCGGCTTGCTCAATGTATAGCTGTTGTACGGAATTAGTGGCAGCACGTTGCTGTGCCTCACGGTATTCTACGTCCTGGCCGAATATAGCCCGTGTCCAGCCTGTGCGTTCCTTAGTAGCATCTACACTGTTGATAGATGTAGCCTGCCCCTGTCGGATGGCTGCTGCCGTTGCTTTCCGTTCGTTAATGTTAGTCGTTTCTTCAGTCAGGTAGGACTGTAACGCGGCCCCTAGCTTAGCGCCAGTTGACTCGATAGCTGTACCTAACTGTGTTGGTTGTTCTTTCTTAGCTGGAGTAGCGACCGTCCGAGCGGCCACTCTCTGAGCTGGTGGATTGATCACACCGGCGTTTGCGTCCTGTGTAGCTGAACGTCGTGGTTGCCCGAATTCGGTCATGTTATTTGCTCCAAAGTTTACTCAGGCCCTTTACTGCGCCTGATTCCATAATATCTAAGTCACTTTGCTCGAGTGAGCTAAAGGCTTCTAATATCGCACCGGCTGAACTGTATTCTGCTCGGTCTGGGATAGCAAGTAGCTCAGAGCTTTGGCTACCGATTGCGGCTACCTGATACTCCTTCTCTTGCTCGGCCTTTGCGTTGTTTCTGCTTAGTGCGAATGCTGCGTTACGTTCTGTGTCGTATATTACGTCATCGACAGACCCACCATCTACACCCGCTGCCGCTGCACTTACTAGGGCCTGCGCCTCAGCGTGTGACTGGTTTATGCGGATCTGTGTATTGGATAGAATCTTGTCTTGTTCGATTGCTGCCAGATTAGACTGTGCTACCTGACGTGCTTCGAGTACGTTAGCACGATGTGCTAGTCGTTGATACTCTGCGTTGTATGCTGCACGGGACTCTGCATTAGAGCCCGTTAGCATGTATGCAAGAGCACTCGAGCCGGCTTGTACTGCGTCGGCGTATTGTGCCATTACATCCTCCCTTTAGATGCGAAGTATTGACCTTCCCAGCTTAGGCCAGCAATTGTGCAACCTAAGTGATTATCGGTGTAGAATTCCGCCTCTGCAAGTTTGGCGTCTTGGTTGAATGAGAACTTAACATCATCTGTGGTAAAGGTCACTTCTCCGAGGATGTTGTTAATCGAAGCTAGGTATCGACCATTAAAGGTTTGATCCTGATTCCAATACAAATCCTCTGTCACGTACGGTGAGTCGATTGTCATGCTGATTTCGTTTGTATCGACTACAGCCACAATCCACTTACCCACCCTTACGCGATCCGTGGTGATCGCTAGCCCGTCTTCAGTTCTGCGAAATGGTCTGGTCGGTCGGTATGCGGATCTGTACTTTCGCCCTACGTAGACTTTAGCTTCCGGTTCTAACGGGGAGTTGAACACTAGTGTATTAGAGTTCTCACTTAGCCGAGTGTATGCGATTGGTAGCAGAGCTAGCTCATTATCTTCGTGATTTACTAGTACTATGTCGTCGGCGTACGGGTAGCGCAATCTTACGCTTTCCCCACCAGTGAACTCGTCTAAGTATAAGTCATCAAGAAATACTTCATGCGCGCCTGTTGCTACCCTAGCGTACATGTCTAACTCTTTCTTAAGTATCTTGTCGTCCTCGTCCACTATCAAAGTCATCCGATCATTTTTGAACTCGATGTCAATGATTGTGCCGTCTTGGCTAAACTTCCAAGTACTCCAAGCTCGCTGGCTCTTATTACCGTCTGCCAAGGTGAACTGCTCATACACAAACAGCGTGTCTGGATCACCTTGAGTCTGTACTACCAGCATTTCTAAGTTAGGGCTCGCCTTCAAGAACTTGATGGTGCCCGGCATTAGGCCAATCACATGTTCAGTGATAGATCTCGCATGGTCTTGGTTTGTATCACGTTCACCTGTGTACTCTTGGATACCCGTAGAGTCTCCGTAATCAATCGGGAAAAACACGGAGTTACCCATGGCTACGGGTTCAACTTCTGTCTGGCATTCATTCTTAGTAGTTAGTGCCATTGAGACTGTTTGTGGTGTTACCGCGGATGAGCCACTAATCTTAAATTGACCATTCGCCGCTGTAACCAGTAGGTCACGGTTGTGCGGGATCGCATGAGCCAGCTTATCTACTTCGACAGCAGACGACGCGATGGTCACGGGGTCTGTCACCAGTAATTGAACAGCAGACTGTTTCCAGAAGTTTAACAGGTCATCTGTCTCTGACATAACCACGCTATCGTCTGATAGGAATACTAAGCGCTTCTGAAAGTAGCTTATATTTCTGATGGTCTTTCCTACAAACTCTGGCTGCTCTACCGAGTCGTTGTCACCATTCTTCCTGTCGCGGAACACTAGGTCATTGACCTCAAATATGTACAATTCGTTATTGAACGTAATGCTGAATGGGAGGGTTGAGGAGTCTAACGCGTATGGTTCATGTGGGTTGCGCGATTCTACCCATACTACTTCTTCGAGTTCTTCACCTGATGGGTCGTCCGCTATCCGTGTAGCCTCCAGGTAGTAAGTGCCCTTTTCAGATGTTGGGTCTGGACGCACTGTTATCCGGGTTCCCACTTTAGCATACAGCGGTAACCCTTCTACTTTCTCTGTGACTTGGTTAAACGCTACTGTAGTACGATCACCTTGACCAGACTCAATTTCTACGTTCAACCACTCACCAGAATCCTCCCATACGGCTACTGTGGATCCTAGTGCTACTGCGGTTACTCCAGAAATGCCTGGGAAGTCATCTAAGTATGGTTTACACACGCTCATACTCGAATCAAAATTACCGCTGTTAGGATCGCAGTACATCATCCAGTCTGCATCGTTGTAGTTGTCTAACGGATAGTCGTAGTTTGGTATCCTACCAGTTTGAATAGTACCACCTGCGTTTATACGCGCAGCTAATTCTTGGGCTACTCGTGTAGTCGCTCGAGCTCTATCTGCTGCGTCATAGTTTGGATTTGACGTTCCTAAGCTGGGGACTTTGTATGATACTGACGCACGGTCACCGTTACTTTTCGTTATGTTTACCTGAACTGTTTCACTATAGTTCAAAGCTTCCGTCACGTTGATATGGGACACTTTCTGGATGGTTGCGTCGTCTGTATCTGGCAACATCTGTACTACTATGTCAGTATTTACGAAGAACGTTTCATCATTAATCGTCTGTACTACTATGTTCTGGCCTGTACCATATGCTGGTACTGTTAGTGACATATGTAGGGTATCGTTGATGTAGCAATGTACGTCACCGGTATCCTTATTGAGCAGGTATCGGTAGGTAGTGTCACCACGGGTATACGAGTGGTTTAGTATGTCCGTCCCCGAGGTTACATCTAACAGTGACCCTAGCCACTTTAAGGGTGGCCTCCTAGTGAGTTTATTCACCGGATCGGATCTGAAGTTTAGCTGTGTTGTCGCTTGACCATCTACCCGATTACGCGGGGCTAGTGTACTTACACCTTGTATCGGTGTGTCATAAGATTGCTCTATTCGCATGTGTCACCTACACGTCTGGGTCGCCGTAGAAGCGCTTGTTACTGCGCTGGTAAGGTCGCACACCACCTCTAGCCTGAGCTACCCGTGCCTTGTTAAACACGTTGTACTGGCCTTCCTCGAGCTCCTGCTTCTTTAGGAGTAGAGATGCTTGCGCTGCTGATTCATTTAAGCTGGCCTCTTTCTGAGGATCTTCTAGTTCGTCACGGATAAACTCAGCACCAGCCATGTAGGCAGCAGTTTCCTGGGCTGTCGCTGGCATCTCGTCCCATTCGAGGATGCGTACTTGTCGATAGGCAGTAATTGCCTCTTCGAATAGGTAAGTGTTGTTCCTACGATCATATAGTTTGTTACCTCGCTTAGTTATGCGAGGATCATTAAATACTACCGAGCTTATAGTAGCTGGTATTCTAATTTCCTTTGTATCACTGTTAGGTGTATACGTCGGACAATATTCAATACTAAACCACCAACCCTTACGCTGTAGCTTTCGTCTGACACGATCTAGCGTCTGCTTAGCGTTAGCTGCATCGGGGTGTGGAGTCTCTACGTTATTGACCGGTGATGACCCGATCAGTCTGAGAAGCATGTTCATAGCTTCTAATTCGTTCATGGATCACCTCTCGGTTGTTGTTAGCATTAACTAAAAAGCCCACTCTCGCGAATGGGCTCTAAGTTACTACTAGGTGTTACTAGGCAGTAAAGGTGAAGATACCACCAGCGTGCTCAGTACGGTTCGGAGTCACACCATAAGCAAGGTATGAGTCAATGAACCATTGGAGTTCGATTTCACTGTAGTACACCTTCGAAGTCAAAGGGATCGTCTCACCAGCTAGTAACGCTTTAGGCATCAACAGCAATACCACACACTTCACGTCGTCTGCGGTTACATCGTACGCGTTACCATTACCTGCGTTAGACAGGAAGTGAGTCTCACCTACGTCTGCTGCTTTCGGGAAACGGTTGGTTACTTCGATACGTACACCGTTAGCCTTCAGTACCTTACCAGCAGCGTAGTCGCCGTTACCGGTTGAGAAGTCCTTGTCGAGCAACTTGTCGTTCTTCAGCAAGGTGTAGTATTGAGCTGGGCGCATCAAGAGGGTAGCCTCCGTGATGTCCACGTCCTTCTCTTCAATGGTCTGGCACAAGTCCTGGATTGCTAATTCAAGCAATTCTGGATCAGTCTCATCACCCGCGGCGCCGAGGATCTTGATCGCACCGCCTTGGTGGCCCTCTGGAGCTGTACGTACGATGTTCGACGGCTTAGTGCCCGTGGTTGTCGCGTCTTCCCAACCACCGTTGAGATTACCGTCTGGTGTCTTCACAGTGATCTGTGCAGCTTTGATACCCTGTACGACGAATGACTCGTCGAAGAACTTACCGATCTCTTTACCATGTTCGATACCCACTTCTTTACGCACGTCAATATGCGATAAGAAGTCGTCGAGTAAGAACTGGTTGGTACGCGCAAGTACGATGGTATCTACTTTCACAGATACGTTATCGAACGTAGGCGCAGAGTCACCAGGACGTACACCACGAGACACTTTCTGTAAGGTCGAGTGACCGATACGGTCATTGGTTACCGTGTCCGTACCACGTACAGACTTAAACTTGAAGAATTTACGCATGATCGAATCTTTTATGAAACGATGCTCTACTTCACCACCATACTGTTCAATGTACAATGGATTGATATTACCGGAATCAATACCACCCTGATGACCGTCACGTACTTGGCTCTGGGCTACTGGCTGATTAATAATTGACATTCATTAGTCTCCTTTGTAAATGTCTATGGCTAGATGCCACGTTTTATGCCTGCTTCACGACGACGGTCGAGTTTGGCAATTTCGGTTGATTGGCCATACACATGACCTTTGGATTCTAACTCGCGGAGCATTCGTTGGTACTCCGTGCGTGAGATGGGTGCTCCGTCTGCGCCTTGGCCTGACACACGACTGCCCTGCTCTAGTACGACTTCTTGATTGAATGAGTCCGACGACTTGAAGCGGTCGATCAATTCATTAATCGCCATCTTCTGTGCCATACCGCCCTGCTTTAATAAGGCGTTAATCTCTTCACGCTCTGCTTTAGGGATGTTATCACCGGCCCACTGTTTAAGCTCATTCCAAGACTCTTTACCAGATTGATCGGTAACTCCCTCGAATGCTTTGGCCACTGTGTCATACACGGCCTGATCATTCGCTTTAGCTTTCTGGGCACCCTGCCGTGACAGTGACTCAAGATTACCCGCGAGGACTGTTGCTACCGCGTCCCCATGCTTCTCAGCTAAGGCTTTCATGATCTCAGGTGTAACTTTCTTACCGTTGTTGTAGATAGCCGCTGCCACGTCTTGGGCGTTTAGGCCGGCTTCTTCGATAAGCTTAGTAACCTGTTTACCTACGTCTTCCGTCATTGGGACGTAGTTAGGCTGCTCCTCCTCGTTACTGGAGTCTTCACCTTCTTGTTGTTGATCCTGGGTCGGGTTTTCGTCGGGCTTTACTTCGGGCTCTTGGCCTTCAGGTGATTGCTCAACTGGATTACCATTTTCGTCGACTCGTGGGTCGTTTGACCAGTCATGCGGTTTGCTAGGGTCAGCATTCCCAGTAGGAGTACTGTTGTCAGTGTTACTGGCAGGAGCTTGTGCACCACCCGCTGGAGTTTCGCCACCACTTTCGGGGCTCTGTAAAATTTCATTTGAGTAAAACAACATTAAGTTGATCCTTGAGCTTGATTAATCGCTGCTGCTTCAGCTCCCGCCATCTGTGCGTTAGTCTGAATAGCCTGCGACTGTTCTTGTTTCACCTGATCTTCATCTTTCAAGAATTTAGAGTACTCAACGCCATGACCTGCACCTAGAAGCGCGATTACATCCCCGATCTTTAGTCGAGCTGTTACTTGGTCAGGTAGTTCAGCAATTCCAGCAAGGTCGCGGAAGAAAGCTCGTAAGTTGTCTAACTCACTGTTCCGTGATAGTGACTCGAAGCCGGCCACAATAATTGGCTCTACTTCTTGGAATACTGGTACAAGCTTGCGTAAAAGTCTTTTCGCAATTGGTAGCTGTAGTTCTACTGCCAGTCGAGAGTAAATGCCGCCTAATGAGCTCTCTAGTTCGTGGGCCTGCATTCTGATCTCTTCTGCCGTTACGCGCTCTGCGTCCCGAGTTACTGAGGTATTCAGCAAGAAGGCTGCGCCGATACGACGTTCAATCTTATCTGATCGCTCTTGTAAGAACTGCACTGAGTGTCCGAGTTGGTTCGCTGCCGTGTATGGGAAGAGGTCTTCTTCTCTACCGTGGACATATGCACCGGATGCTGCCTCTGTGAGTTCCCGAACGTCTGTCATACCGGTTGGGTTAACCAGGTTTTTGACATCTGTGGCGACAGTGGTGTAGTCCAGCATAGCCTCTGCTGTAGTTGACAGCGTGTGGAAGTCTCCACTGTAGTCCTCTACTAGACCCGTCCCGTAGTCCTTACCTCGGCATAGTTTCCACGTCAATGGAATCCACGGTAAGGTGTCCGACGTGTAGTAACCCACACGTTTGTGGCAGTAACAGAGGTCTTCCATTTCTTGCCAGACCATAAATCGGTCTTCAGCTACTCGACATACACCGGTATACAGAGATGCTTCGTCATTCTCCGCGTATCCTGCTGCGTATGCTAACGACGCTAGTTCGTTCGATAGTGCTGATACTGCCTTAGTCGAACGCATGATGATTTTAGTCACGTTACCATGTAGATCGCGCTTCACGCAGTAGTCTCTTAGTGAGAATAGCTGCATGTTACCTTTAGTCGGCATCTCTAGCAGTACGTTACCTGTGATGATCAGGTGTAGCATTGCGTCATTTAGGACTACTCGAGCATGAATCTTATTCAGCTCTTTCATTGCCTCACGCTCAGCCTGGGCTAGAGCCGCGTCAATCTCTGCTTTTGTGAGACCCGCGTCTCCCTCTAACTCAAGTCTTTGTTCTTGAGTTAAGTCCATTCGGAAGAAGGGTTTAGCTGGCTGGAACAGAGCCATCATCATTTTGTTTGCTAGGTTGGTCGTAGCAGCGGCTCCCACTGACTGGAAGTCGTTCTGCATCTCGTCGTATTCCATCAACGGCTCGTCTGGGAATATCGACGGTAATGTCCAGCCTGCATAGCGTTCAGCTCGGGTAAGAGTCTCTTCTCGGCTATAGTCGCTGCCTGCGAACTCACCCTTTAGCTTGTACTCACCTGTCAGGTATTTGGTTTGTGCTTCGCGTAAGTCCATAATTACTCCTAAATGCGCACGTTGGATTCTAACTCATCGTCATCCACTTCGCGCTCTACATCTAGGCTAATTTCACCGAACTGGCCGAGACCTGACCCTTCTGTCTCTGCGAATACTTCCGCTTTTCGAGCCTGGGCTTGGTCTTCTTTCTGTTCTTTTCTGGCTTTACGCTGAGCTGCTTTTTGTCTGTTATTTGCGTACAGGGCTGTGGCTACTGCCACGGCTGCTGCGATGTACATTATGAAGGTTCCTCGTATGGTAGTAGTTTGAAACTATCTACAGTACATGCTTCTTGTACCTCGTCAGCCGGTACGTCAGTCGCTAGGATTGTAGTCCAAGTGACCTCTTCAATCACTAAGCAAAGTCGTCGTGTTCCCGGCGGACTTGCTATCGTCGCTGGGCCTTCGATCAACTCTACACCGTGTGGTTCGTACACCAGCACAGATCCCTTGGAAATTACTTGGATCTGATGTTGTTTGTGAACAAAACCAATGAAGGCAGCGCCTGCGGGAACAGTACCCACCCGAGCGCACATATCTGGCGTTTCCACCATTGTGATACCTACGTCAAGCTGTTCGCGTTCCAGCATTGGTTCTACACAAGCGTCTAAGATTTCCTGCCGTTCTTTCACGGACAGACCTTCCCAGTTCTGTAGTAGTTCGTTAATGTCGTTCATTTTCATTCCTAGTAGCTGGCCTACCCGAAGAAGTATGCTGCATTAGTAATCTCTTCAATGTTGTACGTACCGCCTGCGGGTATGGTATCCGTGTCTATACCACGCTGTTCTGCCCACTCATGTAGTGGTTTGTGATTACTGTACAGTGTCTTAAACGTGTCTCGTATCCGTTTGAACAAGTGCTCGGTGTTACCCGCATGAGTACCAAAGTCATCGTGGATCATGGCTAGATCATCTACGTCTACTACGTTTATGGTCATTACCATGTGAGTACTATCCAAGCTATGCACGAAGTTTGGTGCTACACCATTCCTCTGTGCCGATCTCTTAGGAGCGCCATCTTTGTCCAGATCATGCACGATCAACCGTACAGAACCCTCAAGTTGAGTACGTACCTCGGTATACTTGACATCTTTGTAGTACTGATATACAGGGAACCCGATTGGAGTAATCCAGTGGGCGTAGTCCTTGCCTACATTCTTCTGTAACCAGTCCATGCCTTCACGCGCTGCCACTACTACTTCGCTGATAGCCGACCAGAGTACCGGCGTTAGGAACTTTGAGAACTCCCACTGCATACTCGTTTCGAGACCAAACTTAGCCCAATTGTCCACAACGTACCCATAAATGTACTCTCTGGCCGACTGTTGGGTCGCACCATACGGTAGAGTCATTACTGGTCTTTTTGCACACTTCCGGTCTACACCGACCTGGAGCCACTTACTGGCCCTTGGATCGTCCATCTCTTTGAGCTTAGCTGTAGTTACATCGGCCACTTCCTGATAAATGTCCTGTACGTAGTCTAATGCTGTTAGGTTTGTTGCCTTTGCGCCGGTGTAGTCCCGGAGCATAGCTGAGAAGTGTTGTAGCCCGTTACAACTACCGTCTAGTCCAACTGGTATGTGTGATTCTACGTTAGGGTTACGTCCGTAATCGCAGTCAGCCCACTCATAACAAAACGCTAGGAACTGGTATGGTTTGTCGGCTGAACCCCAGAAGTCACGGTGACTAATTGGATCTTCGACGACCTGTCGTATGAACTGCTCCTGATTTTGTATCCATTTTACACGACCCTCGTATGAGAGTTTATCCTCTCCGAAGGTGTTCGCACCATGGACTGCCAACCAGTGAACGCCTTTACGGCCTAACTTAACGCCTTTAGAGAACTGTAAAAGTCCCTTGGCACCATCAGACCCTTGAGGTGATAAACCGGCTGTAGCGCAGTAAATACGACCTCTGAAGTCACAATTGTAGGCAAAGTACATCTTTTCCCACTGTCGGAGCTCTTTAGCTAGCCGATGAGCTTGCATAAAGCCCAGTACTTGACCCTTACGCTTAGTCTCTTTCCAGTAGCACTCCTTAGCCATAACCTTCCACGCTGTGACTTCGGCTTGCTGATCCTCTGTTAGATCCTCTTTGTCGATGTCTTTCAGGTGTTCAGGGAATGGTGGCGGCTCGATCTTCTCACTGTTCGGTACACCAATGCCAAGGCCAAGGCGGTAGACCTCCTCCTGTACGCTGAGTACGCGGTCATTGATCTTCCACGCGGTGCGCTGCATCTTGTTCACAGCTCGTAGATGCGCTTGCGGTAGGTACTTGCTCACAAATGACTTGGCACCTTTCCCGACTGTCTTAATGAAGTCGAGGCGTAGTGCCGGCGTGTGGTAACCACCGTCAGTTAGGGAAGTCCATGGTCGAGGTGGAATCTTCAATGGGAGAAAGTCTGGTGTTAATAGACCTCGCTCTCGTTCGAACTCACCTGCCCACTCGTCGAATTCCACAGTGGTATTCAAGATTAATGGAGTTTTACCCTTCTCGTATCGCTTGTCTATGAACAGGATGTCTCCGAAGGTGTCTAGTAGGGCCCGGAGTACCCGGGTGCCGACCTGGATCTTCGTAACGGTGTTCCAATCGTTCCACTCAATGCCAAACTCATTGAATTTCTTCATCAGGGTTTTATGCTGGTGGACGAAATCAGTCACGTTCTGCTGTGACATAGACTTGCGTACAGCGTCGTAGTATTCAGGGTTGGACGCCTCGAACATACGACACTTCAGCTCAGCCTCTACGCGCTTGGCTATTTGCGACGCCACTTGTGTTACTAAAGGTGGTCGCTTAGATTTCATACTCGACACTTGGAGCTCTCGTAAGATAGCCTTCAAGCCGATGTAAGCAATCTTTGTATAGTCACCCTCATCGCCGGCCACTGACCGGATTATCTTGTTGTAGTTAGCTGATTTACCTCCTACACGTACGGTAACGTACTCTTCGAGTAGTTCCGATGCTTCTCTAAGTCTATCTTTGATAAGGTAGGATGACACTTCAGTCATGTCACCTCTACCTTTCTCCCGTAAGCGGTCTTGCTGTGCGTAGTACTTGGCTGAGCCTCGTTCTGCACACTCGCGTTCCCACTCGATCTGTCGAGCTAAATTCATTAGTACTCCGCTAATAAGCGTTCTAGCGACACAAACTCTACGTCGTAATCTTGGAACCCGTAACGGTTAGTGAATGCGTGTAAGTGAACAAACCCACGGATCTCTGTATTATCCGCGCCACGGTAGCCTTCGTCTTCAATGTAGAAACTACCTGCACATACACCAAAGTGTGGTTTACCTTGCAGGTTCTGCCGGCGACCATATTGGTACTGTTGCTGGTGACCGTGTACAAAGCTGTGTGGGAACTTATTCAACTTGTTCTCGATTGAACCGCCCACTGGCTTACCCGATTGCGGGTTAGTCATATAGTGGACAAACGCGATGTCGTCTGAGAAATAAGGCATCTTGAACGGGTGGTATATCCAGCCTAGTGACTCGATGATGTGTTCCAAGTCGATGAACCCTGCTAGTGCCGGATTCTGACTGATAAATCGTGTCAAGCGATCTTCATGGTTACCTGTAATAAAGTGCCACTCAGGGTCGTACTCAGTGGTGCCGCGCTTTTGGCGAGACACTACAGGCTTTGTAATGGCCTTGAGCGCTTTGATGCCCGCATTAAGGTCTTCTTTCAGGCGTTTACCTTCACGCTCCAAGGGCGATGCGTAGGAACTCAGGGACGGGAAGTCCCAGTGATCTCCAATATGGACGATCTCTTCTGGCTTGTGTCGCCAAATGTATTTACCTACTGCTTCCAAATGCTCTATGGATGAGCCCTTATGGATTTGAGGGTCTGCGATTATGATTTTGTCTTTGTTCATTGTTTGGCTTTCCGTTTATCTGCACGTAGCTTGCGAGCTCGGGCGTTTCGTTTAAGCCGTTTCTCGTCTTCGGTCATGTGCTGGGGGTGAATAAGATTGATCTTGGGTGTGGCATGCTCTTCCAAATACCGACCTAACCCTTTCAGGTAGTCGTATGCAGCCACTCCCTTGTGACCTAACTGAGCCTTTGTTTTGACCCGCCCTTCTGCCCCGTTGCACGATCTATGAAGGGCTGCACGGATGTAGCCGGTTTCATGATCATGATCTAGGACAGGTGGGTCGGTCTTAGTAAAGGGTTTTCCACATATAGCACACTTCCGAGACTGTTTAGCTACAAGTTGCTTCAGAACGTCGGCAACTTGACTTGCTTTTAACTTAGTCGCAATAGCATTACTCCTAGTCGTCTGTGGTCAGTTTATCCCAGCGCACTGCTTTAAATCGAGGTTCACGTAGACTGCCGTCTTTCAATCGTTTCATGGCTCTGATCTCTACGATCTTACCTACGATCTGACTCTTATCAGCCCACCACTCTTTCCTTTGGTCGTCGGTCATTCCTGACACGTGGTGAATGATGCCGTGTTTATCCACGACCTTTAATGCTCCGGTAGTACCCGTGTACTTACCTTCGCCCTCAACCAGACCTGTTACCTTCAGATCTAAGGTTAATTCTTCTTTGATCTTCATCATCGTGGCATTACGTTTGCCTGGGTGATACTCGCCTGTAGCTTCCTTGAGGATCACACCTTCGCCACCGCGAGCCCACACATTCTCAGCGTGTTCTTTCCACTTGTTGGGGTCATCAGTCATATCCAGTAATGGACTCATGATTACGCGATCCAGATTCAATCGACTAACCACCTCGTCAGCGTACTGATAGCGTACTTGTGCCGGCATCGTTGTTTTAAACTCAGGGAGGTAGTCGTGTACTCGTAGGTACGCCTCCTCTTCCTGCTCATGCTTACGATTTAGTCGACCGTTTAGCTCAGGGAAACTATCTACCTCTAGGTCTTCGATCATAACTTCGAAGATTAGACGACCCTTACAATCCGGCTTCACTTCTCGGATAGCGTCGGATAGCCATCGTAGAGACGGGATCTCACGTTGTGCTCTCGAGTGGATCACACAAGATGGGAAGTCTAGGTAACCAAACCAACCGTCATGCTTCTCGAAGATCATGTAGTGCTTACCTGCGTAAGCTGGCTTCTTCTTGTCTGCTTCTTGGAATAGGTGTTTAGCCTTTTGAATTTCTAACATGAGTAAGTTCCTATCAATAGTGCGGATGTAAACATTGTTGAGCATACATCTAGCACGGCACATGTTATGTAAGCCTTTATGGATACATTTTTCTCTTCAAAAAACTCTGTTACGTATAGCACACTACTTAGCATTACACCACTCCCTGTACGCACAGAAGTCTAAGTCTACGTATGATTCATAAGCTACGCTTACACCATCGTAGTAGAACACTCCATGTGAGTCGTCATGTACAACGTTAGACGCAAAGTCGTTTTCATTGATCGGTTGTAGTTGTAGCTGATTCTCACGATCTAGCTTAAAAGCCACGCGTTCCAGCCCACCGATCATGGTGTAAATGCGGAAACGTTTAGGCTCGCTAGCTACACCGTAAATAGGTTCAAATCGGCTCATCGTCCTAATGCCTCGCCCCAGAATCCCATCTTCTTCATAGCCCACTTTGTACGGTTGGCCGGTACACCACGCTTGGTGAAGTACTCACGGAGGATACGCTTGTTTGTACGGGCTACGTCACTACCCGTTTCGATGACATCTGCCGTGACAGTTTCATCACCGTCCGCAGCGTCTGCTAAAAATACTATAAACCGCATGGTGAATGTTTCTCCATCTCGCGTTCAAAATTAAGTAAGATCTCAGTCTGTGCCGGTGTTGGTCGTACCGGGCAACCGATCTCCTCGAAGAAGTCCACTACGTCAAACACGCTTTCACTGCGCTGCATCCATAACAGATAGGCTTGCTCAAACATACGCTCGTGTGCCGCGGCGTCATAGTATGCTGTGTAAGCTCCTAAAACGGCTTGTGCCGCCTCAGCATCGCTCTTTAAACCTTCTAGTAGGGCCACTGCCTTAGCTTCACCACAGGCTGCTGAGCCTGCCTTACGGCGCTTCTTAGACTTTAAGGGTGTTATACGATCTAGCGTACTGTTACAGATCTTCTCCAGTCCGGGTATGTTGTCTGCCTTGTCGCCCATGATTAGCTGGTGCCAGAACCACACAGTCCCCTTGGCCATTAGCTTGGGCTTTACGTTGCCTACGTCCTCGTATCCGATTGTTCCGTAGCCATCAGCCTTACGTAGTTCACTGGTCTTGCTGTTACAGTGCCAGCCTTGCACCATCCAGAGGTCTTTATCTCCAGACATAATCACAGAAGAGTCAATACCCTTATCTCGGATACTCTCTGTCTGCATTCGTGCCATATTATCGTCAGCCTCTCGGAAACGTCCTACAACTGGCGTACACATTTCACCTGTATAGTCAGCAAGCATACTACGCAGCTCGCGTACTAGCACCTTAATTGGTGCGTCAGGGTCTCTGTTTTCTTGGTATTCTTTTACTGTTGCTAACTCGTCACGACCAGACTTACGGCCTATTGTTACATGAGCGTTCACGAACTCTGCCCCAGCAAATCGGCGTTTCGCGTCAATGTTCTTTAGTAGGTCACTGAAGGATTGCTTGACAGAACCCTCCAAATCAGCAGCTTCGTAACAAGCGAAATCAGCATCAAATTGGAGGGTACGGCCCGTAACGATCTTTCGCTGGGCCGTGTCAGTTTTCCCTAAGTGGCTACCTAATTTCTGGAAGTCCACTATAGTTACCTCTAGTCTAGGTTTGGTAGATCACCTGCTGGAGCTGCGTCAGTCGCACCGGCCAAGGCGTCGGCGCCTGTAGCGTGGTCATCAATGCTGATGTGCTCCTGGGTCAAAGCCTGAGTTACAGAACCTTCCCATTCGAGGTTCTTCATGATGGTTTCTTGTAACCAGTTCTTGGAGACTTCTTCTTTGGTGCCGTCAGCTTTCTCGACTTCACGAGTACCTTCGATGAACAGGCTTTCCCACATCTCTTTGATGTCATCGTCAGAGATTACTGTGTTACCTTCAGCATCCTGTTGCTGCGGTTCCCATAGGAACGCTTTGATGTCACCATCAAGTTCAGCTACAGGGATCGGCGTTTGAGTGTTGCTCAACGCGTCAACTTGTACTGGGGCTTTCAGTGAGTAAGCACCGTCCTTGTCCAGATTGGCGAATGTTTTCTTCTTGTCGCCCTCACCAGATGTGTTGTGGAAGATTTCACCTAGGAATGGTTTACCTAACATCTGTACGAAGTGGGTATTACCACCACCGCACGCATCATTCATTACTTTGAACAGCTTACGGAACCCGGATTTAGCAGTAGTACCTTTGTTGGTACGTACAGTGATCGTCTGAGGTACTTTCTTACCGTCAATCTCAATCAGATGGTCTGGATGGTTCAACTCAAACACCAGCATCACCTTTAATGATGGCTTATACGCGGTGTTTGCTGCTTCGTGTCGACCTAACTCGATGTACTCACGGAAGCGGAGTAGTGCTACACCAGCACGGGGTAGTTCGCGTTCAAACTTTTTGTCTTGCGTTAGATCTTCTGTGGCCGCTGCTGCCTGGCCTAGCTTGCTATAATCCACTATTGGTCTTCTCCGATTAGTTTCTGGATGTTACCGCGAACGGTACGTGCTCCACTTGCTTCTGAGCCTGCTGTCAATGCGTCTTGCATCATTACCGATGCTTTCTCACGCTTAGCTTGAGCTTCTTTGTCTTTAGCTTCTGCGAATTGCTCGAGCTGTTTTGCTGTCTTCGTTAAGTTACGAAGGATACTTGCTAATTTCATGTTGATTCCTGTTTACTCCACATGTAGTACGTCCATATCGAACATGTCCACACCTACCTCGGTTTCACACGGGAAAGGTACTTCAACATTCAAATTAGGGAACGCTTCGTTAAATACTTCTGGTACAGACTCTAGGATCTTTTGGATCACTGGTGCCTGTTGATTGATTAGGTTACTGTCACCATCTAGCCATAGGCAGTCATGCACGGTATTTACTAGTAACAGTTTGTTGTCAAAACGGTCATTCTCTACTAAGTACCGAAACACCTTACCGAGCATGGTTTGTACGATTTCACCACCGAAGCCTTGGACTGGGTAATTCTTACGCTCAGTCGGGCTAAAGCCGGTGTACTTACCCTTGGCATGTAGGAACTCAGGTGCCTCATGCTCCCGCCATACGTACCGTGTACCTGTTGGAGAGTCCCAAAACGATTCACCACGAGTAAACGCTACGCCATTGATAAAGATCTTCGAGTCCGTCACATAGCGGTTACGCTTGATCGTCTCCTCGAGCATCTTGTCGAAGTCTACTACGGCTGGGTACAAGGACTCCTCCGCCGCAATCAACTCGTCTACCTCACTGCGAGGCATTCCAGTCGACTCACTAATGGTCTCAGCCCCGGCGCCATATGCACGCTGGAATGAGAACACTTTAGCGTTGGTACGTCCGATCTTGTACTCAGCGTCTTCCTCGACGTGGCACATGTTCCAGACGTGTTGGTAGTCTTCTTTGAGCTTTGCGGATAGACGCTTACAGTGGAAGTCCACCTTATCGTTTAAATCCTGCATTAGCTGCTTGTCTCTGGTTAGTACACCCTGAACCACAACCTCTAGCTGAGAGTAATCAATCTCAGCCATGGCTCCACCCTCGAATCGGGTACGGAACATAGCCTTGACCTCGGACTTAGCCTCACCGGTACTCTTGTCGGTGTCTGCTCGCGGTATGTTCTGCAGGTTTGGGTCACTGGATGAGAGTCGACCCGTCACCGTGGAGGTGTGATTCAACTTGTGGTGCAGTAGGTTATCGTCACCGACTAGCGTGAGCATCCCCTTCTTGTTACCCTTGGCATCTTCAGTGTAGTAGTAGGTGCCTAAGTCCTTGAGCATCGCTGCACGCTTCGCTAAGGCCGTTGTGAACGGTAGCCCACGCTTGCCTAGGGTTTCGATGATGTCGGCTGCTGTGCTGTATAGAGGCCCGTCATAGGCATCTGTCATGGTAGACAACCAGCGTTTGTCAGGTTTGGTGTAGCCTTCGAACTTGAAGTAATGATCCTTCTTAGCGCCTTTGGGCTTCTCTAGGTCATCTACCTGTACGTTCTTGGTCTTGCCTTCACCTTTTCGTTTACCACCAGCAAATGTGTCTTGTTTGAGGTAGAACTTGTCCTTGTACTCGAATGCGCCCGGTGTTTCCCCGGTCACTTGGTAGTAGTAGAGTTCACCTGACTTCTTACATTCGCTCTCTGGTATGGGTTGTCCTTGGAAGAGAGGTTGCTTTTCGGTCTTTTTAGCGTAAATAACGTTACCGTTCTCGTCCGTGTGCGCTTGCCATTTTTGATACTTCACCACCCCGCCAAAGATTAGGCAAGATTTGTGTGTTGTGCTTCCCCAGTTGAATTCTAGCTCCGGTGGCAACTCTGGAATAAACGACTCAAGCGTTTGGGTAGCTGCTGCGATCTCATCTACCAGTTTGATTCGTCGGGCTTCACCGACCTCGCGGTCAACGAATACCCCGTTGTATTCCATTTCAATAGTTGCTAAGAGTCCGTCCATACGAAACTTCAGCATTTTACGGAACTCCGGTGGATGGTGTTCACGCATGTGCTCGATCTGGCCTTTCATAATCAGCCAAGTGTTGTGTACGTCACCGACGATCTCGTCAGTACCACATAGGTAATCGTGTAGGAGGTCAGGTGGAATCTCTGAGGTCAGGTGACCTGCCTCCCACATCTCTTTAACAGCGTCGATTTTACAACCACCGCCGTATTGTTCTGCGGTGTCATTCATAGACACCATTTGTACATCTTGGGTCATACCACCGAGTAAGTACTCGACGTATTGACCACAGTAAATCGTTACTCCACGTTTCAGTGCAGCTTGTAGCTCGGGGTTATCCCAGACCCATAGTAGGTCAAACTTGATATTGAAGCCGTTAATGATGTCGCCAGCTTCCAGCATCTTGAATTGCTCGGACATACATGGCTCACGGTGCCACGCATCCCATCGTTTGGATTCACGCTTACCACCGTTCCACGACCAGCCAGCCTCTACGATGTAATTCTTCTCGTAGAAGTTACTGGCTACTCGCTTGTTGTGTTTATGATTCTCGACCTCAAGGTCAAATGTTAAGACTTTCATCGTGGTTTGATTCCACCTTTGAGTACCACGCAAATAGTTACGCACGGTATTAGGTTAATGCACAGTCGCCGGTTGTACGTTGACCAGTGCGCTCCTATCCACAAACCGTTAGGTTGCCATAGGATCTGTACTGTTGGTTTTATTGTCCGCAACACCAGCTTACTCCCGCTACAATTACAGTTAACCAAGTAGGCGCCGTTAATAACAGTGCCGCCACTACCGCTATGCGAATGGCGTGTTTCTCTGGCTCTTCCACGTTAGCTCACAAATAGTTGTGCTTCAGCCAGTCGACGACGGAGTAGTCCCTTACTGCGAACACCTCCAACGAGGCTCCACTTTTGGAATTCCATTGCTGCTAGCAACCACTTACGGTCGTTAATACGAACCAATAGCGTACTGGCTGCAAAGTTAGTTGAGCCTAAGTTGTACACAAACGACAGTACTGCCGCGTATTGGTTAGTGTTTAAGGTTACCTTTACCAGACGACCAATCTCATCTTTAAACTTCCGCACATCCTGCTCAAGAAGCTCTGTGGCCTCCTGTTGTGAGATGATGTTACCTTCGAAGGCCGCGGTGCCAGTGTGGCCGTAGCCGATAGTCCAGACACCTGCCGGACACTTATAGGCGCGGAGTTGGCACCCTTCGAACTGTTTTATTAGATTCAACGTATCCAAAACGTGTTGCCTCTTCTCTAGGTTTGTTTAATGTTACTACTATGAAGTCTGGTTGTGCCACATTCATTGGTAACACACGAACAAGAGCGTGGCCGTGTATTGTGCCTTCCTGGTGTACTTCAAAAGCTACCTGATGCAACTCGCCGTATAGACCTGCTCTGATTTTCCACATGAACTCGTCGTGTATGTATACAACTAGCTGTGGTTTATGCTCTATACCGTATTGTTGTGTGAAAGACATCTCTGCTTTCACTACTGCATCGCGTAACTTGAATACAGCTTCTTCCGCTTGAGCTTTACTTAGTTGTTCCATCTGACTCACCGTTTATAGCATAGTGCAACTCGAATAGGGCACAGCACGCTTTATGTGCCGCATGTAGCAGCTTGGATTCGTCGTCGAAGCGCTCACCCTTCTGGATTGCAGTCGAGTGACGCAGGCATGCTGCTTGGTAACGACGTTCGCCGTCTGGTACGTTTGCCCAGCTACCTTCAGTGTAACCTTTGACTTCCACGGCCCATTGCATTACTTCGGCTACCTTTTCAAGTACTGGTAGTGGCAGTAAGTCCATTCGGATCTTGCCGCCATCGTACTTAAAGGCGTCACCTTTAGATTCTGTGATCTTATAGTCGTTTGGTAGACTTGTTGCTGTTTGCGGCACAGGATCTTCTGGGTGTTTCCAAGGCAGTGGGTCGGTTACTGTACTTTCTACCAACACCATTATTCCGTCTTCACTTACGTGAATACCGTCAATACCGCAAAATATTACTTCACCTAGTTTCCCGTCTATCTCTTGGGATTTCCACCGACCACCTAGTTCTATCACGATCAACTGTAGTTTTTCGCTTTCCTCTGTCGTACGTGGTTTGTAGTACTTCCCGAAAACTTGTTCTTTACTATATTGCATACTTGCTCTCTGTTTCGCCTGTATTATAGCGTACCCGTTTATCAATATTTCATCAAACCAAACATTACTTGTACCGCCCGCGATCTTGATCGAAGAGTACTTCTTCACGTAAGTCTGCCTGACCTTCACGTCTGGACTTAGACTTGGGCATTGACATACCACGGTAATTCGCTTGTAGTGGGTCGTCGCTTGAGCCGATCATAATAATACCGTCACAGGCACCCTGTTTACCGGTCTTGGAGTCTTTCAACATATTCTCTGTCGGGAACATCAAGTTAGCGCCCTCATTACTGATCTGTGACGTAGCGAATACTGGGCAGTCGTACTCTACTCCGAGCTCTCGGCTTCGTTGATAGAGTTTCTCCAGTCGTTGGTCTTCCCGAACGTCTTTAGTAGTTTGGAGGCGTACATTGTCGAGCATGTCAAAGATGATAGCACCGACTTTACCAGTGCCCACAGTCGCCAGAATCTCTTCGAGGTAACGTATATCTTTCCCGTGGATGTCGTATACCCGTACTCGGTCAGCGCTTCCCATGGCGTTAATGTAAGCATCTTTGAGTTCACCCTTTTGCTGTAGTTCACGCAGCTCGTTATTGGTCAGACCTAATGCTGACTGGATCTGCCGCTGCATGATACGTTGTCGTTTTGATTCGTTGTTGAACCAGATTACTGCCTTACCTTCATCCATGTCCTGCGCCATAGCGTAGTTCAAGTGAGTTAGGAAGGTTGTCTTACCTTTGCCAGGGCGTGCAGCTACGATATATTGATCACCTGGCCAGATGCGCCGGTAAGTAGTGTTCATACACTCAATCGGCCACTGTAGCCCTTGGTCTGGGCTCAGCTCGTCTACTGTCACATCGTCATCGAATGTTGAGTAGCTTTGGTCTGTTGCCCGATCCATATTGGATTTGGCTGTGGTCACAAGCTCCTCTAATTCGTCCATGGCGAACATATCCTCGCCACGGTTGTAACGTTCTGCTACGTTAGCCACGTCTGTTACTAGTTCTAGCTCCAGTAGGCTGTTGATTAAATGTTTCTTCACCTCGGTTGGAACGTCCTGTTCCATGTTGCTAATCACTTTGTTGTAGTAATCGCAATCCTCGTCCTTTAAGCCTTTGTGCCAAGTTGTGAAGAACATGCTTCTGAATGAAGGGAAGTCTAGTACTTCCTCTTCTGGTGCCATCTCGAAGTACTTACGTATGTCTTCGGTGATAGCCTTTGTACGTTTGTCAATAGCGCTGACCGGTATATACCGGCTCACTTTATTGAATTCTGCCTGGTATTTAATTACTCGGAGTAGTGCTAAGTCGATCATTTACTGTCTGCTCTTGTCAAGTTAGACCATGTAGTCTGCTTAGAGGTTTTCTCGTTTAGGTACTTATGCGCCCAAAATACGTGTGTTTCTACTCCGTTAAGCTTAGCTAATGCTCTTTGCTTCCGCTTCTCAGCTCTAAGCATTGCCCTGTCTGCGTTAGCTGCGACGAATTCATAGTAGTCTGCTTGCTTGATAGAGTGATCTATCGTTGCCTGTAGTTCCTCCGCAGTCATGTGTTTTAAACTACTCATCATTGATCCCATTTACAGTGGCCACATGCACAAGGCATCTCTGCGGCGATAAATTCGTCTATTTGTTCTTCGGTATACCCAA